TCGACGTCGACGGGCCAACCTCAGCCGCCGTCGGCATCGGGAGCATTCTGCGCGTCGACTCCGAACGGATGATCGTCACCGAGCGGCAGCAGATCACCACCGGCCAGACCCTCGGCGCACCCGGGATGACCGCGCAGGCCAACAGCGTCACCGCACCCGTCACGAATGGCGCCCTGTACGCGGTCGACGAAGTCATCCTCATCGACGCCGAAAAGATGCTCATCACCGACATCGCAGGCAACAACCTCATCGTGAAACGCGGCTGGGACGGCACCGTCCTCGCCGCCCACACCGCCGGCGCGACCATCTACGCTCCGCGCACCCTCACCGTGACCCGCGGGGTTCTCGGCACCGCTGCGGACGTCCACGCAGCCGCCTCCACCGTGTACCGGTGGGAGCCGCCGGGCCCGGTGAAGCAGCTCGTCATCGCGGAAGCGCTCAGCGCCCTGACATCGGAGACTGCCGGCTACTCCAAGACGGCCCGCTCGGGGAGCGGCTCCACCGAACGTAACCGCGACCAGGGCGCATTGCAGGACCGCCGGGACGCCACCTACAACGCGTGCGGCCGCAAGGGGCGGGTGCGTGCCGTATGAGCGACATCCGGATCGACGTCAGCAGCCGCGGCCCGATCTTCGACGGGCGGGCCCGGGCGCTCGCGAACGCATACGTCAACCGCCTGGAACGCGACCTCGCCGAAGAAGGCGTCACCCTCGTCCGTGAGGAACTCCAGAAGGTGTTGCAGCACCCGACGGGCTACTACGAGTCCCGTATCACCGTCGAACGCGGCACCGTCATCACCGACGGCGGCGTGGTGTACGGGCCGTGGCTGGCCGGCGTCGGGAGCAGGAACTTCCCGGTGACCCGATTCCGCGGCTATCCGCATTGGATTCGTGCGCGGCTCCGGTTGCGGGAGCGGAAGCAGGGCATCGCCGAGAGGCTGCTCAGGCGTTACGTGGGGAGGATGTGATGGACGTCCTCGGCATCACGGATGCGATCGTCTCCCACGCGATGGCGTCGGGCCGGTTCGAGCAGGTCAACGGGTCGGAGCCGCAGAACCCGCCGTCCACGGGCGGCCTGACGGCGGCGGTGTGGGTGGACCGGCTCACCCCGCAGGGCCGCGCGTCGGGACTCGACAGCGTGTCGGCAGTCCTCGTGTTCAACGTGCGGATCTACGCGTCCGCGATGAGCCTGCCGTCGGATGCGATCGACCCCAACATGCTCGCCGCAGTCGATGACCTGTGCGGCGCGTACTGCGGGGACTTCACGCTCGGCGGTCTGGTGAAGGACGTCGACATTTTCGGCATGTACGGCCAGTCCCTCGACGTGCGGGCCGGTTATCTCCAGCAGGACGGGGCCCTGTACCGGGTGCTCACGATCAGCCTGCCCGTAGTCGTCAACGATCTTTGGGAAGAGGTGGCATAGGTGGCCAAGGAATCCGGCCTCGGGCACGCGCTGTTCGTCGCGGGCAACGACCTGTCCGGCGACTACACCGCCATCGGCAACATCGGGGGCGGTCCCGCAGCGCTCACTACCACCGGCATCGACAAGTCCGGTTACGAGCGGATCGGCGGCCTCCTTGACGGGCGCCTGGAGGCCACCTCGTGGTGGAACCCGACACTGTCGCATCCGGTGCTGTCCGCGCTGCCCACGAGCGATGTGCACGAGATGTACTGCTGCGGGACCACTCTTGGGCGTCCGGCCGCCGCCATGGTGGGCAAGCAGGTCAACTACGACGGCAACCGCAACAACGACGGTTCGTTCACGTTCCAGACGTCGTGTCAGAACAACGCTTACCCCCTGGAGTGGGGAGTCCTGCTGACGGCCGGGAAGCGCACTGACTCCGCTGCGACCAACGGCACCGGTGTCGACCTGACCACTGTGTCCACGGTGTTTGGCGGGCAGGCCTACTTGCAGGTGTTCGCGTTCACCGGGACTGATGTGACGATCAAAGTGCAGGACTCGGCGGACAACGCGACGTTCGCCGACGTCACCGGCCTCACGTTCACGACGGTCACTACGGCGCCCGGCACCCAGCGTGTCGCCACCGCCTCCGGTGCGACGATCCGCCGCTATGTGCGCGCGGTCACCACCACCAGCGGCGGATTCACCTCGGTCACCTTCGCCGTGTCCTTCATCCGTAACCCTGTGGCGGTGAGTTTCTAGTGCAGATCGTCAACCGGATCGAACCGAACCTGCCGATCGACGCTTACCAGACGTACAGCATCTCCGCCCGCCGGGATACCGCCGTTGTCGCGGCGTGCGAGCAGGTCGGCTGTGAGGCGTGGCTGTACGGCTGGGAATCGAAGATCGACGAGTCCACGCAGCTCGGCCAGGAACAGGCCGCGTACATCCGCAACCAGTCCGGGCGCACGTTCCGCGAGCAGCGCACCGGGGACGGGCTGACGGTGTTCCGCTTCGAGCCCAAGCAGCGGTGCTTCGCCGAGCACCGCACCAACCCGGAGATCTACCTCGTCCGCGATGGCGACTGGCGGGGTAACCCGACCGGCCGCAAGCGGAAGCACACCCGTCCCGCGGACTGGGTGGAGGACATGGCCGAGAACCAGGGTCGCCTCATCGAGCTTCAGGAGAGGGGCTGAGGTGGACGGCTGCCGTATCGAGATCGACGGTGAGGACTTCACCGCTGAGTGCGAGGACATCCGCTGGAGCAACCCGCGCTTGGTCTACGAGGAGGACAACGGGCGAGGCGTGCTTCGCTTCCTAGGCCCGGCTGGCTTCCAGCTGACGCTCATCAATCCGACCGGCCGGGCCCGCGCCCTGGTCGACGAAGGCCGCACTATCCACAGAGTGAAGATCACCGCTGTTGAGGCTGGCCTGTCGATCACACACCCCACGCACTTCCTCAAGGAATGGACCACCGCGGACGGCACACGGAAGGTCTTCGGCGTCCTCGCCTGGGACAACGAGCGTGACGCCAAGTGGGTCGACGAACCGCAGCTCGCCGAGGCGTAGCTCCAAACAGAAGGGTGTAAGTCATGGCGAAGCAATCAGGATTGGGCTGGACGACGTGCTCGGTTGACGATGCGTCGGGAACTCCCCAGGTGATCGTCAACGACGTCACCAACCTCCAGTTCTCCACACCGCGCGGTGTGCAGGACGTTACCGGCATCAACAAGTCGGCGTACGAGCGAATCCTGCTCCTGGCCGACTTCTCAATCACGTTGAACATCGTGTTCAACCCGGCGTCGAACCTTTCGCACGACGTGTTCAAGACCGTGCCCAGCACCAGCGTGCAGCGCACGACGACGCTCACCGTGGCGGCGAAGACCCTCGCCAACGAGGTGCTGTACACCGACTACCCGCTGACCCGTGCCGAAAGCGGCGAGTTCACCGCCTCCGTGCCCGGCGTGCTCAGCGATGGCACCGTCCCGACCTGGGCCTGAGAGGCAGCACATGGGCTACAAGCCGAAGGCGAAAACCTACCTCATCCAATTCGAGGAAGGCCACGAGTACCACGGCGCCGAAGCGCGCCTGCAAGGCATGAGCTATGGCGAGTGGGAAGAAGCCACCGGAGCCGACGGCGGTGACGGCGACAAGAACGGGGGCGACTCCGTGAAGCGGTTCGTCGACCACTTGATCGAGTGGAACGTCGACGACCCCAAGACGGGGGAACCGCTGCCTCCCACCCTGGAATCGCTCAAGGCCCTCGACAAGGATCTGGTCGCAGCGTTGAACAACGCCTGGATTCAGCACCTGATCGGGGTGCACGACGCCGACCCTTTGGCCGAGAGCTCGCCCTCTGGCGAGCCGTCCCCGGCGCCATCAGCCATTCCGATGGAAGCACTGTCACCGAGCCTGGCGAGCTGACCCGCGCCCGGTACCTCCTCGGCCTGCTGGAGAGGTTCCCGGGCTACACCCTGTCCTCCCTCCTCGCGGAGGACACCGAACTCATGCGCCTCGTGAAGATCGAGGAACTCGGCGGCGGCCGCGATAGAGGGGAGGTGGACGATGTCGGATGACGTAACGATCACAGTCAGGGTCGGCGACCAGACGGCGGCCGGATTCCGCGACATCAACGGACGGCTGCGTACCCTCGACGGCCGGTTCGCTGCCACCGGCAACAACGTCCGCCGCTCCTCGTCGCTGATGCAGCGCGGCATGGTCGGCCTGCGGGCGACGATGCTGTCCCTCGCGCCGGCCGCTGTGCCGGTCGCGGCGTCGCTCGCGCCGATCGCGGTCCATGCGGGCGCGGCGGGGCTGGCGGTGGCGGCGTTCGGTGCTGCGCTCAAGCCGCAGCTCTCGAACTTGAAGGATGCGGCGTCTGCGCAGGACAAGTACACGGCCGCGGTCACGAAGTACGGGGCCGGGTCGCAGCAAGCGATCCAGGCGCAGCAGTTCATCGCGGACACGTTGAAGGGGATGCCTCAGGCGACGCAGCGGGCGGCGGCCGCCTACTCGAACCTGCGGGACCAGTTCAAAGGCTTCTCCGACTCGACGGCGAAGTTCACGATGGCGCCGGTCGAGCACTCGTTCGCGGTGCTG